CACCAGAGGAGATCATGTCCCTCTGAAGTTTTTAGCTCGCATTGCTAATGGACTAGGTGTTCCAGTCCACCTACACAGCGTGAAGGAAATGAACGCTGACGAACTGGAAGCAGTTGAAGAAGGTCGCCTATGGGAAGATGCCCCTTCCTGGTTTAAACTCCATGCCTTTTTAAAACAAGGTTACCACCGAACACTTGTGCCGTATGTAGACTCGCACAAGAACTGGAGGATTGAAATGGGAGCCGGACCAGAATGGATCAACCCTTTGACTTGTGGCAATGGTAACACACGGTGGGATTGGATAGCAGTCCAGTGCTACAAACTCCTTACCCGTGTTTACACCCCATTGTTGCGAGTAGGCAACATCCAAGGCTGTAACGTCCCCCGGTCAAGTGACGGGATTACGGAACTCCGCCCTCCGAAGGACACAAGGCGGAAAACTAACACGAAAATCGGCTGGGTTTGCGGTTCTGGTAAGGAAGAACACATTCCCGAAGAAATTCGAACAAAGTACCCTCGGATTGAGGACTCCAATCACTCTGAGGCTTTCAAACACTACAAAACAGTGTATACTTTGGGCGGTGCAGGTACTATGCAAACCGCCATTAACAGTGGAGCAGAACCAATCCCGTGTCGGCGGGTTTTAGATCGTGATTATCACACACTCCCAAAACCAGAGGATGTCCAAGACACCTCCTGGATATGGTTTGTGTGTTTGTTGAATTCCAGTTTCAACCTGAACCTACCAGTTCATCTCAGATGGTATTGCCACTTGCTTTATGCATTATGGCAAACAACCTGGGTTTCAATTATAACTGATTTGTTCAGAGCGATCGTGACCTTGAACCTAATAGGACAAGGTTGGCTCATCCCTGTGTGTTTAATCCTTTCATATCCAGGATTAACACGCATGGTTTTGACCGGTTTAGGCATCGAACCGGTCCGCGCACTAAAGTGGGGTGTCAAATTGTTGTGGATAGGTCCCGTATTTTACCTATGGAACCTTAGTATCTGGGGATTCCTGATCTCTTTTGCATCCACACTTGCCTCACGACTATGGAATGAAACTTCTTTGCTGTGTGCTAACGGCGGGAAGTTAATCTGGGTGCCACGAGTTTCAGACACCCTAACATTACCATTCCCATTCGGGCATTGGGCAGCTGTTGATTCATACGGAACCCGATATGAAGGAAGAGCGCTGGAGTCTGGGTCACAATGGCTTGGTAGACCTTTCGCATTAAGGTCACGAGAAATTGGAACCTGGAAGTTAGAGGAAAATGCAGTCGTTTTCCCAGCGCCTCTTTCTTTCAACGGGTTACGCCGGATCATTAAGCGGAACCAAGTCGAGGGATATGGGTGGACTAACAATTGTGTCACCCTATTAGCACCGTCTGTCATCGAACACTCGTGTCTATACGCAATGGTTGCGATATACACGATGGTTATCACTATGAAAGCCCTACTCACTGCAGAAATGTACGCAAAGGTTTCTGGTCATCTTCAAGTATATGAGGACCTGAACCTAATTTTCGCAGAATTAGACGCTGATAGTGAATCGGAAACATCAGACAATTTTTATACACCGGAACGAGTGGATACCCCGGAACCTGAAGGCCAAACACCAGGAAAGCCACTCATTGATATAGCGACTTATGCGATTGAGGATCTCTCAATGGATCAAATAGCATTAGAAGCTTTTACTGTATCAATGGCCTTGGAAGAAGCAGGCCTTGATACAGAGCTAGCAGATGGGTCCGCGTTGGACGTCATCCGCTCAGCTGGGTTGATCTGCCCAGCTATCGATCTGGAGACAACCAGTCGACCCGCACCAACCAGAATTGAAATGCACGACCACATTATTG